ACTCTGCGGCATTACTATTTTCAAAATTGTTTCTTTTAAACCTTACATTCGTAAAGCCCGATTTTTCACCGCCCCATGCTGCTTGTTCTGCTTGAAAAAATTTTGGCACTAGTCTATCCCCTTATTATCTTCCGGTCACGCCGCTGCCAACGGCGGATTGCACTCGCTGCACAAACTCGCCAGTGCCCAAAAGCTCGCCGGCCATGTTTTGTAAATTGATTCGAATCGGCACCTCGGTAAAGGTGCCGGCACCAGCGGCGCCGGCTGCGGCTCCGGTGGGGGCGCCTTCTGCGCCTGTTGCGCCTTCTGTACCGGGATCGGGGGCGATGCCTTCGAAGAGATCTGGTAAAACCTCCGTGGACATACCTAGGGCGCCCAAGAGCTTTACGGCGATTTTGCCGACCTTCGAATCGGCGCCGGCGACGGAGGCCTGTATGGCCATGGCGCCTAGAAAATCATCCACTTTCGTGCCAGACGTCATAATCTGATCGGCCATATTTGCAACCAGGCCGGCGCCTTCTGTTGCGGCAGTGCGAGTCATATCAACATATCCCTGCATTCCGGATGTAAGAGAAGATAGCGATTTTGAAGCTAATTCGGCCGAGGTCATCGAAGCTGTTATTTTTTCTTCAAGTTCTGCTTGCGACATCGACGCCATATCAATTTTTTCAGCCTGTTCGGCGTACTCTGCTCCTCCTCCGAGAATTTGTTGCGCCTTCAAAACATTGTCTCCCAGGCCCAAAGTTGAGGCAATTACCTGCTGGGTTCGACGATCGGCTTCTTCAAAACTTACTCCGGCCATGTCCATTGCATCTTGAATCATAGCAATCTTGTCGGCAGGATCAGCATGTACGAGGTCGGTAACCGACAAGAAAGTATCGCCCATCACAGCGTTAAACCCCTGAGCCGCATTTGCGGCACCTTCAAAGGTGTCTAAGCCCTGGGCGAAACCAGCCAGATCGCTAACTCCAACACCAGTCGCAACTGACTGAGCTTCTAATTTGGCGAACACGTCTATTGCACCTTCGCCCCATTGGGCCAATTGTGGCATCATCTCGGTGAAGTCTTGCATTGCCTGACCGACATTTATCTCCAGGGAGTCGGCAACATTTACCAATGATTTAATTGATTTTGTCGCTTCGCCAGGCGTGATTTTTAACCCTTTAGTAAATTGGTTTATTGCTTTGGTCGAAGCATCGGCCGTTACACCAATTTTGCCCAAGCCGGCAACCAAATTAGCAGTATAAATGCTTGTCTCCATGTTAGCGCCTATGAAGCTCTTACGAAACAACATTGAATTGTCTGTCAAGGATTTGAGAGCTGCTCCAGATTCTTTCGAGGTAATGCCTATGTTTTTTAATGGCGTCGCAACCTCCCCTGTAATAATGCCCATTCTTTTTGCCGCGGCTGGGTCCATGGCATAAGTAAACAAATCACGCATTTCCTCTGAAAACAAACCAGTGTCTTTTACAACCTGTCGATAGTTTGTATCTAGTTCGCCTGGTATCGCGGCGACCGCTGCTTTCATGGCCGTTATGGGCGCTGCAAGCAGGCCCGCCATGGCGGCGAACTTAAATTCTCTACTCTCTACTGAAGCGAGAGCGCTTATCATCGCGGCGCCTGTTTTCACCGCTGAGTCGCCAAGTTCCTTGAGCCCAATATCCGTTGCTTTAAGCTTATCGGTTACTTCGCCGGCGGCTTCTGCCTGCAATTGCATCTGAACCGTGGCGTCTTGCACAAACTTAGCTTGCTCCGCAGTCATTTCTGGTAATTGTTTGAATTTTTCTACAAGAGCGCCAGCCGTCTGCAGGGATTCCTTTTTCAGCCTCAGGCCGCGCTCAAGGTGCGCGTTTGCCTCTTTAAGAAATTCAAGTTCTTCTCGGGTCATTGCAGCCACTATAAAAAGCTCCTCTAAACACTATAAATAGTAAGCAATGTAAAATAAAAAACTACACTTAAGTGAGGCGCCTTCTTTTTATTGGTCTTCTTTTGGCGTAAAGGCACGCTTCAATCTGCTAAGAAACCACAGGCGCAGGCCGATCGGAAGACTATAGGCCTCGAAAAAGTTCCAAGAACCATAATGCTTGAGAGTAAAAAACTGGTCGTAGACCCGTTCCATATAGCCCTCATCTAGGCCAAAAAAACTCCGCAGTGAGCGGAACCTCCATTTCTTTTTCAAGGTGACACGACTCACACTTAAAATCAAATTTCATTTCTACGTTCGGAACAAGTTTGGGATAAACCCTTCTTACGCACCTGGAATCTCCGGCTGGCATATTCATGACAAACTGCTCAACAGCATCGCGGTCGGGGTCGCCGGCCACGTGGTAGATTACGACGGACAGCATAGCTGTTATACTGTTTTCCTCGGGGATTGAAGTCAAATATCTTTCTCCCTCGGTTGTGATCAGCTTTATCCCAATATCAACCTTGGATACAGGAAGCTGCATGTTATAGCAGCACATGTGTGTGTTATAAACTAAATCATATTCTTTTAGAATTGCTTCGTCAAAGCACTCTTCTAGATGGGAGGCGTCATGAAGATCGTATTTAATATCGTTTTCCTTTGTGCATAAAGGACACGTTACTTTTATGTTGTATTCGGGCCCGTAAGCTGATATTCTCGCAGCAACCATTATTGCATTCTTATCCCCGATTAGCAACGTTGAGGGGTCGATTTCTGGAACCAACAGGTTCTCCAGGAGGCGGTCAATAACCAGCCCATTTTTAATTAGGGCGGTAGAGGCAAGGATATCTTCCTCGCGGGCTGTCATAAATCTAATTTCAACCGTCTTCTGACCACACAGAGGGTGACCCTCTGGATAAAATCTCCCCCTCGATGGAAGCTCAGCAAACTCCGTTGGGACCGCATAAACCTGCGGTGTTGCCGCGGCGGGAGAAGAAGGCTGCGGGGCCGATGTGGCCGTGCGCCTTTGATTATTTCTCATTCAAGCCTCTCTTTAGATTTGGACTGGTTGCCTTTTCAGTTCGAACGACGCCCAGTCATAAGTAATGGAAACGCCAATTTCAACCAGGCCGTCTTGGCTATAGTCTAATGCATTGCTCCACGTGACTTTTTGGATATAAGCGTTTTTCAACGTCCACTCATCAATAATGTTAACGGCGCCGGGGATGCCCTCAATGGCATCAACGCCGCCATCTAGCTGTTGGATTTTCACCTCACCGAGCGCCTGCGTCGTTGATACTTTCGTTACGCCCTGTAAAAGTGCGCTTTGAGTGGTGGGCTCGACATAGCCAGTTTGTTTAAGCAGGTTGTAAAACGTTGCCCCAACATCAGGCTCAATAGCATCGATTAGCTTTATTTCAAGTGGGTTGGTCCATTTAACAATTCCAGGGAACTTAAAAATATGATTTAAAATTCTGTGCTCTGTGGCCGTGCCCATCTCATAGCTTGGCTTTGTGGCAGATTTTACCATAAACTTTATATCACCAAGATTGGTGAAGCTAGCCAAAAATCGAAACTGTCTTTTTGGCTCGAAGCCCCCTGGGCTCGCGTCTGAAAAGAATGGCATGTGTTTAATCTCCTGTTTATATCTTTAAATAGTTGTTAATTTTTTTTAATCATCGAAAGAAGCGCCGCTTCTTGTAATAATAAAGTCCAGAGCAATGAACTCAATAGCTCTTGCCGGCTTTAAGAAAATTTTGGCGTACATAACGTTCCTGTCAACCAAGTCGGGAGTTGTAGTGGTTTCGTCCAACACAACCTTAAAGTCTGTGATGCCAAGGCCGGCCCTAACGCCCTCAAGGAAGGGGTTAACCTGACCCGTGAAGCGTTCCCATGTTGCCTGTACATTTTGCTCGAACAAGAGTCTCGACGCGATTCTTGAAATCTCCTTCTTGAGATAGATTAGGAGCCTTCTCACGTTAATCCTGTCGAGAGACGATGGTGTGGTTTGCAAGGTCTTTTGACCAAAAATGACCACCCCTTCAGCCGGGAAAGTAGCAATTGGGTTAATGTTGGCATCATAGAGCTTGTCTCTTTGTGCGGAGGTCAGCCGTTCGCGGACACCCAACACGGGCAGCCCCGAAGAACCTTCGCTCAGACCACCTCTTGTAAAGCCGGCCGGAGCAAACCAGACCGCCGATTTGCGCTGTGAACTTGATAATGTCCCAAGAGCAACAACCGAAGGGGGCACATAGAGAATAGAATCGTTTAGCGCGTCTCTAATCTGTACGTACGGGTAGAAAGTGCAGCCGTAGCTAGAGTTGATATTCATCGATTTAAACTCATTTGTCACAGACTCGACAGAACCCAGATTAGAAGCTACCGTTTCGCCGGTGCTTCTCTCATGTGGGGGTTGGTAGTTGCCAGCCAGATCGACGATGGCCATGGCATCTGCTCTGTCCTCGCATGTGTTAATTAACTGGTTATTCAGAGTTCTGTTTGTTATGCCCGGCATACTAACCAGGTCAAATTCCAGATTGTCAGTGTCTGACGCGATGTCGATAGCTTTTTTGATACTGTATAAAATACTATTAGTAGAATCCGTTGCGCCGTCAGCAATATAGCTGTTTCGTAAAGGATCAGCCTCGGTTACGTCAAAACCATCAAAACCACCAAACATGGGCGAGGTAAACTTGTTAAAGCCAGCGCTGGCGCCAGACAAGACGTAGAACGAGCCCGATTTTGCAGTCCATGAGCCACCTTCGGCATTGCCGAGGGCGCGCGAACCGGACTGATGGTACGAGTGAGTCGAGTCCTCTGACTGCTTCACGTCATCAAGTGTAAATACCCATGAGTACTGGCGATTGTTCGTAGCATCGGGCGCAGCGTGGGGGTCCAAAGCTGCGGGCATGCCACGCAGTAAATCAAGGTTAGTTTGGTCAAACCTTCTTGTAGAGGCTATGTTTGATTGGTATCCAAAATATGCATTGGTAGGAATAACCATCCCGCCCTCAGAGGATGAAACTCTAAGCCTCGTCGTTGGGAATACAATTGAAGCCGTATAGTGCAACGAGCTGGATGAGACCCCAGATGAGTCCAGTTCGCCTGCGGGGTAGACAGCACAGGTCGACTGGTCCGGAAGAGTGCCGCTGCCGGCAACGAGCCAGTTCTGGGCTGATCCGGATTGCATGAGGTCAAAGGTTTTGGGCACAGTCGGACCAAAAACACCAAATGGCAGAAGGCCTTCAGCGCCGGCGCCATCTACTTTCGGAGAGGCTTCAACACGAAGAAATGCTGATTTGTTCTCATATTTTCCGTGCGCACGGACAACCTTATTAAGATTGTCAAACGTATAATACTTATCCCCGATTACTTTGGCAATGTAGTTCGTTGAAGATGGTTTTAAATTAACATTTGTAAAGCGCTCAAGGACAACGGGGTTGTTATCCGTATCAGTCGACGAGCGGACAGCGACAGTAAAGGTCCCAAACTTGTTAAAGTTATCAGACGGAGCCTTAATGTTCTCAATAGAAACTTTGATATCCCTATTGGAAGATGCTCCGGCGCCTGGGTCTTGGGCCTGGCCAGCTCCGCCCAAAGCATGAAGCTTGAAAAGCTTTTCCGTGTGGGTCACTGGATTAAAACCAGCGGTGGTCGTACCGCGGGTATCTTGAGAAATAAACCACCCAGTTGCTGCGGCTCTTGCGGTTTGGCGTCGATCATACCAGTCCACGAGGCCGTCGCCCGTGCCATCTAGGCCCAGGATAATACCCATCATATCCGCGCTGTCGCTTATCACCGAACCAGTGACCGCTAGTTTGCTGTTCTCACCGTTAATCAAGTTAGATTCAAAAGTTTCACCAAGCCAATATTTTTCCAGATCCGTCGCGCTAGTATTAACAATCGCAGAATTTGTTTGAGTTGGATCGGTATTAAAGACCTTTCTAATAAACAAAGCGGAATCACGGTTAAAATCGAATGTAGCGGCTTTTGCCACTGTGGCATACGTGCCGAGAGCATTTCCATTAACGACCTTGGCCGTGAATGTGGGTCGTGAGGCGCCTGAAGACTTGATCCAAACCCCCGCGCCTTCGGCCGGCTCACCGTCTCTAGCTGTGCCGGTGAGGACGAGGGCGCCGTCTTGAACATACCAAACAGCCGCAAGCGTGCCGGTCACAGCAGTTACGCCACCGGCGCCAAAAGAAGCAACGGTTAACTGGCTTATATCAGTGGTGATAGTAGTATTTCCAGCGTGGCCGGCTGTGCTCTGGGTAAATATGATTGACTGTTCCCCGTCGCCGGTACCTGTGATGGTACCACCTGAAATTTTGTCTTTTATTGGTGAATTAGTTAATCCAATTGTATCTTTAAATTCATTTAACACAGTGGCTTGTGAATTTGTGTTCAAGTTACAAGTAACAGCGATACAGGTGCCTGCGGCCAATAAATCTGCGTCTGGAACACCAGTTCCTAAATCAGAATCTGCCTCTAAAACAGTGCCCGAGGCAACTGCTCCGGTTTCAGAGGCATCAGAAAGTATAAATATTCCTACTGTACCATCTGTAGCGATGAATTTAATATATTCACCTTCTGTGAATTGATTTGCTGTAGCGTCATCCCCATCAGCCACAGTAAGAGTCGCGGTGGAAGCGGCGCCAACTGCAGTTTTAAACGAATCCGGATTCGGCATCACAAACAAGCCGTAAGCGCCGCCGGCGGAGGTAATGTCCGTGCCTAACACCGCGTCGGTCCGCCAGCCGGCCTGGCCGGAGTCGCCGGCGGTGGCGTTTGAAGCCTCTTCACCGAGAACCCTATAAACCGTACATGGCGTGTTGTTTCTCAACCAGGCTTGTGCCGCATATGCAGCATACGTGGGAGCGGTCATATCGCCAGAACGCCAAACATCACTTCCGGGGGTTCCTGGGGACGGATTGCCGAAAATACGAACAAACTCTTTAAACGACTCAATCTTTACTGGTCGTCCTGCGGGCCCCTTTTGAAAACGGCCGATGATCAGCGGTCCCATACGCTCTGGTAACGCCGGCACGGACGACTCATCTATCTCGTTAATGAAAACGCCGGGCGAAACAAATTTAAACTTATCAACTGCCATATCTTTAGCTCCCTTAGTTTATAGGCTTGTTCAAAATAATGTGAACTTTTTCTTTAATAAATAGTTGCTGTGAGATACAAAGTCCTTTAAAATCTGAATTCTCCATCTTCGTCTTGCGTGATGATGCGCTCGCGGGCAAATCTAATCTGAACTGCGTTTTCTCTTCTTACAACCCTGGGTTGTTCTTGGTTTTTACCGTCGCCGATCAAATGGCCATAGACATTCATCTTTATTGTTGTTTCATACTTTCTTTCTTTGTTTTCGTATGCAGATATATTATTCGTCATAGTATAGGTTTTATCGATAAAAGCTTCGTAGGCCATTCCGTTGTTTTCTACATACACTCGACGATGACCATTCGAAATTCGTATAAAGGGCGTAAGTATATCATTCATTTGTTCTTGGTATTCTGTTCTTAGCGCGACTTCATAACCAATATTGACATATATTGGAATAGGAATGGTCAAAGTTTCATAAACTATCTTTTCATTTTTCTTATTTTTATAGATGGGGAAATTATTTTGACCTCGCCGGCGGAAGGAATCGGCCCGGGCGAAGTTTCTTGTTTTGTCTTGTTTGATGACCCTATTAATCGTCAAATAGCCGCCCTTGATGTCGCCATACGGGTCGATCTTGGCATAAGGTATGGTCCTGGACTCTTCGTCCTTTACCATAGACTTTCTCTCTAAAGAGATCACAGGAAGAGTAATCATACCTTGCAAATTCCTATTGATTTCGTCGTCTTTTATATTGTGTGCGCGGTCGGCGCCGGACCAGACAACAGGCACCTTTTTGAAGCCCTTATTCGTCTTGGTCTGGATGTCCAGCCTTTCATCGATAAATTTATACACAGCAAAATCTATATCTTCCAACTCGGACTTATATCTTGGGATGTCCCGAGAGGTTAGCTCCTCATTTATTGATCCTTTATGAGGCATCGAAGAGGCCCTCCCTGGTCTTGATACATTCAGCCGAAATTTCTATCCTGCGGTCTGCTTGGCCGAAGAGTTCTTTTGGTTCGGAAAGTTTAACTATCTCATAAAAAGATTCACCGTAAGCAACAAAATCCCCCTCTCTAACATATAGGTTTTGATCCTCTGTGAGTCTCCTCTTGTGGAAGTGCACTGTGATTTTGCCTGCCTTGTCAATACCATATTTATCAGTTGTGGTATCTAGGCCGCCAAACTCAACAAGAGCATGTACGCGAACAGGGGGCAAGAAAGATTTTACAATTGCCTCTTTATAAAGAGGATGGAAGTTGGTGTGTTGCAAGTCAATCGGATAATAGGCGATTGTTTGTCCTATGACTCGCTCAATAAGCTCATCATTTATTTGTTTGACCAGATTCCTCTCTTTCTCTCCCAAAAATAAAGGAGGAGGAGGCTGGGTTGGTTGACTCCATTTGTCTTTTTCACTGGTCATCTAGTTTTTACCCCTGGTAAATAAAATATGGATACGCAGTGGTGAGTTCTTGCGTATTTTTAATCATATTCTTCTGTATCTCTGTTATCTTCTCGTATGTCAGTTCATCAAGCACCTTCTGTAGTTCTTCTTTAAGCTCCTTCTGTTCGGCCTTGGCCTCGGTAACAAGACCAGCCCCGTCAAGAGTCACAGTGGCGCCGGGGATTGGAATTGTCCCAAATTTAGATCTAATATGTCCCAGGGTCTCTTTAACGAGGGCCAAACCATATCTACGAATCCATTGTTTCCCTATTGAGTTTATGTTTTTATACGGCAAGTTGGCCAAGGGGAGCGTACTCATATTGTTAACGCCCTCGACGCCATTTGTTCTGTCGTCCTGGTCAACCCAGGGGTCCTCATCCGCTGAAAACTCCACCCACATTGTCCTCGG